CCTCACTTTGTCGAGAAAATACAATCTTTCCAACGAAAGACCACTTTGTAATTAACTTGCCTTATCTTTTTCTTCTTGATCTGGAATAAGATCATCAAAATATTGCAACGTAGAATAATCTAACAATTTTTGATTTCTAGGGTTTTGTGGATCTTTTTTAGCTTTATTATAGTCGCGGATATATCGCCTCATACCATTTGCTATGCGGCCATCTTTTCCTTTTAAAGCGTTAAACTCATTTTGACGCAAATATGGAGTGCGTGTTTGATCAATTTCCTTGGATTCATCTTGAATTACAACAGCCTTAGAATAATCAAGTCCACAATGATTTGCCGCATCAGTGTAAAAAGCGTGGTTGTGTTGAATGTTTGAACGAAAAGGTATAGCGAAAGTCAATCCCTCAGCTGATAAAAGAACTCTTGCATGTGGACGATCGTTTTTGTTTTCAATTTCAGTATCACCCGAATGAGCAGAGTAAAAATCAGAAGATAAATAAACTAATCGCATAAACCCTCCATGCAATATCAGAAAAGCGCCTTAGATAAACCAAGGCGCCATTCTTCGATTGAGCTTTCTTTTGTTTACCCTGTTCGTGCTCTACGAACAGATCACCGATTGAGCTTTCTTTATTAACGACTCACGCTCTATGAGTCGAAAACAACTTTCGTTGCACATATAGTATATCACCACAGTTTGAGAATGTCAATTATTCTGCGAAATTTCACTATGTCAACATAAAGTATATCAAAGAGGGGATAGTATATCAAGAAACAGATGTCAAATTATGTAAAAGTATGTTATAATGAGGTTGCTATCAGCACGGATAAGTCCTCCATAGTGATTAGATAACCTGAATTAGCAGGTAGAGCAAAATCTAACCACGGAAGGAGGGCGATATAAATGTTCGATTTTATTCTCTTCGCCAGAATTCTCAACATTGTGTCAGCCCTTATGAACCCAAGAGAACTTATAGCTTCTTTTGCAGTTTATTTTGTCATAAAGTCAATTGCGGTTGCTGTGTAACTAACCACTGAAACCAAATTGCTCTTAGATTAACGCGAGGTTCCGTGCTGATAGCAAAGAAATAAGACCACCTGAGCAATAGGTGGTCTTATTATTATTTGTTATTTGTGGTTCGGATCTTTTGCAAGCAAAGCGCCGATAGCCTTCTCGTACATCTCATAAACCTTGAATGCGGCGTGCTGTGCTGCATCCATGAGTCTTACCTTGTCCGCAAACGGATCGTTGGCATTACACTGATTAAGCCCAGCGTCAGAGATATTTTCAGTTTCGTTAAACTCGTCAGCGGGGAAGGAGTCGTCAACGCTCACGTTGGAAGACTCAGAAACGTACTCGCCTCTGCAGAAAGCGTCAAAGTCATCCAGAATCACAAGTTTCTGGAAAAGATCAGAAACTGCCACATAGTCAACGTTGTTGACAAGCAACTGGCCGTACTTCTGATCCTCAACAAACGCTGTTGCGGATTCGAAATCGAATACATATGCTTCCTCGACGTCGCCGCTAAGAGCATGTCTGATGCCTTCTACGCCGGTGAGTACCAGAGCAACTTTTCCATCGTAACTCGGTTCGCCTTCGACCACGCAGTACTCAAAAGGAATATCTTTGGCGTCAAGCAAGTCGCCCAGCTTAATAGCTTCTTCGTTGATCTCCGGGCAGACTACGTTGATGACGTCGTTCCAAGGTGCAAAGTATTCGATCTTTACCGTGTTCATAGAATCGCCTCCAATAATCTTTGACATCATTATACGGCGATTTGGCAAAATTTTCAATGCAAAGATCTTTTTTATGGCTTCTTCTTGCTGAAATCCATACCGAAATTCATCGGCAGAATCTTGCTCTTTTCCTCAAGCGCCTGCTGTTTCTTATCAAGCTTCTTTGTGCGCTCGTCAATGGCGTTGCGCTCCTTGCGATATGCAAGCATATCCTGAATGAGCTTATTCTGCTCTTCAATGATGGCAGGCTCAACCACAGTGGAAATCACGTCGTACAACCATTGCATCACGACAGGCGTCTTATCTTGCTGCGCGTTGCGCATATCGCGTTCAAGCAGAAGTTGCCTGTATACGGTTTCCTTGTCAGCAGCCTTAAAGTTGCTTACATCTTCAAGCTTCAATTCACCGGCGTCAAGTATATATTCGTAGTCGGGTCTGATGTATGTCAGGCCCGTGTTTTCATTTGTCAGCAAGGCAATTTCCTTCACCTTATCCATGTATTCACTGTAAAGCATTTAATCTTCCTCCTTAACGGCAGTCACCGTTGTTCCTTCGTCCGGCGTCTTCGCTGCGTTTACAGCAAGCAGGTCGGCGGGGAAGAGATAGCTGCATCTCGCCTTGCCGAGATTGTATGCCGCATCGGTGAATGCCGCAATCGCAACGTCATCATCCGGGTTTTCTTCCAGCTTATCGCACATGGCGCTGAGAATATCATAATACTCTTTGAGAGTAAGGTTAAGTTCCATAGTATTATCTTCCATAATCGTAATCTCCTTTTATTCAAGCAAACCTTCAGCCCAGCTGATGTCGCCACCGAGTTTCTTGCCAAGCTCCTTGGTAGCTGTTTCGGTGTTCTTTGTATCCATCTTGATGATGGTCGCCTGACTCAGCATGTTCATCATGCCACTGCTAACTTTCTTTACCGGCGCAAGCGGATAAGCATCCTGAATGTATTTTCCTGCATCTTTACAGAAACTGTTGCCATACAGGTTGGATACACTGTCGTAGTTCAGCTTTCTGCCAATTGCGGATAGTACGCTGTTAAAGAAGGGTATGCTCATATTGTTGATTTCGTCTTCGTTTACAATGCCCAGATGGGCCGCAATCGCTGCGACTGCTTCATCCAGCGTCAGGCTTTCTCCGTCTGGGCTTTCTGTTTTTTTTCATCTTCTGGTATATGATTAAGTCGACAGAAGATCTCCAACATCTTATAAATGCTTTCGCTGTCCAGCTTATCGTAGTTGGCGGTTACCAGCTTCGGATCATCCGTTACGGCGATCAGCCAGTCAAAGAGCATCTTGTCTGAAGATCGTTCTGGATCGAGTATGCCATCTTGAAGTGCGAGAATATCAATGAGCGGCATTTGTTTAAGCATTCTGTAAAATGCGGCCGTTCTGTCTCGCTGATATTTGATTTTTGTTGGTTTCAGTTCAACTTCAACATCGCCAAACTGAACCACATTCTGCGGATTGCCGATCTTCGGTGCCGCAATTTTCTTATTTGTCGGCTTTGGAAGCGGGGGAGTAGTCTCCGTTACTTCCGGCATAGGTTTCTCGTTTTCGTTTACCTTCGGCAAACTTTTACGCATCGTCCTTCAGTCCTTTCACCTTAAAACGTATAAAAAAGGGAGCCGCTAAGCATATAGCTTAACAGCTCCCGTATTCGTTTCCTGCTGTCAAACCTTCATAATAACCTTATAAGAAAACGTCATTTACGCAGCCTGCGGCAGCTCGTAGTAAGCGATGCTGTAGGCGTGCTCGTGTGCACGAGACTCAACCGTAGAGAAGGTAACGGAGTTCGTCGCAGCGCTCTTGTAGCTCGTATCGAAACCAGGCATCTGGGTGATACGGCACTTGTAGACCTGCATGATCAGGTGGCCCTTAACGCCACCCGCGTTGCCCTCTTCACCAGAAGAGTAAACCGGCCACTTGGCTATCAGTTCGCCGACAGCGGTGGTCTTGTTGTCGATCTGAATCTGCTTAACGCCCTTTTCCAGATAGTAGGTGACGTCCATCGTTGCAACGCCGTCCTTGTTGGAGAAATCACCAACAGTGATCACGGTGTCGTAGCCAGCGGAGTCGTCGCCGGTAGAAGCAGCAGCGTAGAAAGAACCAGCAGCAATGCCGGTAGCAGATTCAGCAGCTGTCATGCCTTCAACAGAAACCGGATATGCCTCGGTGTTGACGATCGGCGCATCGGTGTGAATGGTATAGCTGGTGACGCCGGTCTTCAGCTCGACAACCTCGGTGAACGGAATCATGTACTTTTCGTTCTCAGCGAAGTTCTGGCCGTTAGCCATGGCGAAGATCTCAGCGTTGAACTGACCGGAAGTAGCCTGCATTTCCATGGTAGACTGGCCCGGCAGATATGCGACCGGGTACAGAGACCAGCCCGCGTTAACCTCCGTGAAGTTGACGTTCGGGGAGGCGTTGAAAGCGGTCAGCTGATCGAAGTGGAAGATACGACCGTCGTTGCGCTTGAACCAAAGCTCCGGCACGTCGGTAACGTAGCCCTTATAGGCAGGAATATATGTTGCCATTTGCAATCAACCTCTTTTTCTCAAATGGTATATATTGAAGCGGCGCTGTCCTCCTACAAACGTTGCAGCTCAATATCATAGGTTTACCCTCGTATAAGAGAAGGTAATGTTGTATCTCGCGTAACCAATGGCGCTCGTTCCCATATCACCTTCATGCGGATCGTAGAAACGGTATACGCCGTTGTAGCGCTTATTTGTCAGCAAATCATAAAGCCGCTTAGCGATGAGCTGTGTGCGCATCACCAAGCGGTCTTTGCCAACGTTATGTAAATCCTCGTTTTTGACGTAGATATCAAAACTCATCTGGTTTTTCGTCACACCGTCTATGTTGGTTGGCCCAGCGATTGTGCCATACACAATTCGAACGGCTTCGTCAGAAAGGATTTTATTTGTATATCCTGCGCGAATGAAGTATCGGTCGATAAACTCGATGATCTTCGTTTCAGCAGGGAGTTTCATTAGTGTTTTCAGCACTTCATCCGCAAAAATAACTTCGCGGATCATGTCGTTCCAGTCGTCAATCCATGGATCTTTGACTTCATTGAGCCATGCATTGAGCGCAGTTTCGTCAGCCATCGGCCTCACCTCAACTTCCTCGCCGCAGTTTTTGAAGAGCATTTGTCAGCACAAATTCTTTAAAGAACGCAACTTCTTCGTTGCTCGCATCTTTGTAGGCGTGCCTTGGTATCGTAACATTCATACTGACGCTGCCATTGTTTGTCACAACGGGGCTCAGCACGATGTTGTCTGCATAACTGTCGGATATAAACTTGAAATCATATCCGTGATCACGGCTTCGCATCGCAAGCTCGGTATTCATCACAGCGATTTCGTATTTTAGCAGCGCTTTTAGCGTTTGCGCACGCTCTTCAATGATGCGCTCTGCTTTTTCATAAACGCGCTGCATTAAGCGATCCCGCAATTCGTTTGCATTCATTTGCTGCCGCCAGCTTTCTTCTTTGCCTGAAGCTGAATAACGCCGCTTGTTCCGTGAATATTTACGCCAACGAGATTCACATCGGCAACGACATACGTATCGTTACCCCAAACGAAGATGTCGTCTGGCTTAATGTTCTTCGTCTTCTCGTTGTATTGCACGGATATCAGCGTCACCGTATTTGGAATCACGCCGGGTAAATGAGAATTTGCAGAAAACTCAAGTCTGCCGTCGTGCCTGTATGCGTTGCAAGGAATACTTCCGGCAATTTCTGCCCAGCCTTCTTCTGCAATCAGGTATCCGTTGTCATCGACTTCTTCTTCTTGATACCGCATAAAGCTCGTCACAACATTGCAGCGCAAAGCGCGGCTCATCATATTGTTCGGTTGCGGCGGCACTTCCCAGTCAAGCAGATAGATGGTTTCATCTGGACCGATAAGTATATCGCCCTTTTTAATGCCGGAATTCATATCGCTTCTGAAGTTAAGGTTATTGTCTGTATTGCTGTATCGGCTCTTCGTGCTGTCAGGGTAAATCTCGCCGCGAATTACAGTAGGGGAGTAATCCGGATCGTCTTTTGCATACCAATCGGCAATCAGTGTAAAATCACCAACCGCGCCCGGTATGTCGTTTTGCAGAAAGTTTGTAAAGTCGCTGGCGAGCGTTCGCGGCACGTAGAATCTTGAAGAAGATTCAGCCGGCACATATGCGTTAGCCATACCATCGCCTCATTTCAAGCGGTTTTACTTGGCGTATTGATTGACAATACCCGCAATGTAATCTGCTCCGTTCACAGCGCTGATGCTGACGCCTTTGTGATGCAGGTTTTGTGGCAGGCGAACAATGGAGTTCGCAGCATCAAGCAGCTTATGCCTGATGCGCTGGAATAGCTCAACAGCTTCGGGACTCCATTCGTCCTTGCTCTTGTCTCCCTGCATGGCGTAAAAGGCATTTTCAACATCCGTAATCACGTGCATCAGATTCAGCTTTTGTTCCTGACAGTAGTCGCCGATGGGATAACTCTTCTGACTCACGCTTTCAAGAGAACGGTTCTTATAAGTAATGTTTACTGTGTAATCACTTAACATATCTATCACCTTTTAAGCGAACGGCATAGCAAAACGATGCATCTTGTAATACTTAATACGCCTTTCGTTTTCCAGCCTGTCCATAGTATCCTTTAGATTTGCGTACGGCTTATCTGCGTTAGTTACCGTCAGCGCATCCGTTACGTAGCCAACAATGTTGTTTACGTCTGTTGCAACGCGCTTAAAGAAATTGATTTGTGCACAAATCAGTACATACTCAATTTCGTCTGCTGGCAGATCTGCGGTAAATGAAACATTTCCGTCGGCATCCTCAATAAATAAGCCGCTATTGTAAACGGAGGCTCTGCCAGTATCCACATAAAGCTGCCTGATGGCTCGCTTGACCATATTGATATAGTCTGTGGGCATCAGGGGCAAAGGAGTTTTCTGCCAACTGGTATTGTCTTTAAGCTCATCAATGAGCTCCGTAAGAACTGTTGCCATACTGCTGCCTCCTCGTTGCTTTCTTACTCGTCGTCCAAAATGTCATTGTGCGGCATCTTGGCGTTAATTACCTTCAGGCGTGAAGCCGTCAGATCCATCGTCTTGGCGACGGCGCTGATCGCTCCGAGCTCCGCCGGATCGTCAATGTCAGCGAGCCAAGCCTCAATTTTCTTTGGAGCCTGCTTCAGCATAGCCGTAATGGTTTCGTCGTCGAGGTGCTGCACCTCGTCTTCGCTTACATACATCCCCAGCTTGTCGAGCGGAACTTCGTTGCCCTGACTGTCGTAAGGGATCAGCATGCGCTTGGAGAAAAACTTGTTGACCGTGCAGATGCTCTCAACATACGCAATGTCGTCTGCGGTCATCATCTGAAAGCTGCCGGCAGCAATCATCATGCTCAGTCCGTTGGTCAGCTTTACACCGATATCATATCGGCACATATTTTTTACGCGATAACGAATATCACTCATGTATTCCTTCAACCTTCCTTAAATAGAAAATAGGGCAGAGGCTGCCATTGCTGGCAGCACTCTTTTGCCCAAAAATGAAAAAGGCTTAATTAGCCAATCAGATAACCACCGATGGTCGGCAGCTTACCCGTAACAAAAGCCGCACCAAACCACTGATCAAGGCGAACCTCGAAGACCAAATCGTTGATGTCCTGCGCCTCAAAGGAGTTCATGCCGCCCTCGTTGACGATCTTCAGGTTGCGGCCGTCAGAGCTCAGATTGCCCGGAACAATGTACAGCCAGTTCGGATTCAGGATCGGCTCGGTAGAACCTTCCTCATAGGCGTTCGCCATCGCGATGACGTTGCAGCCATTGTACTTGCCGAGGAAACCGTTCTCATTGTACTCGTTCACCATGTTGTCGCTGCGCTGCATCTGATTGCCCATTTCCATGCCGGTGATGCCAGCCATCTTGCCGACAGCATCGATGTCGCCGACGATGGAAACCGGGCCAAGGCGACGGAAGTAGGCGATGATCTTGTCAAGAACCGCCTTATCAATGCCGGTGCCGGTGCCGTAGAACGGAGCCGCAAATGTCTGAACAGCAGCGTGCAGAACCTGCTCAACCTTCTTCAGCTTCTTGTTGGTGATCTCGCGGTTTGCCTCGCGGATCAGGTCAGCCATCTTCACGCGGCCAGTACGCAGATCCATGATGTTGATCGCCGGACGGGCAGAAACCTCTTCGGTGTCAACCAGAATCTGCTTGCCAGACACGAAGCTGCGCGGCGTGGTGGAACCCTTAGCCTGGAAGTAGGCCTTGATGCCGCCAGTCTTCACGTTGAAAGCAGCCTTGTCGCCATAACCGATATTCTTCTGGTCAGCGATGACGTTCAGGAAGTCCAGAGCGCCCTGCTGCATGTCGTTAACGGTGTAGCCGATAACCTGAGCAATCTGATGACGGTTCTCCGGGGACATGTCCTCGCACAGCTCAGCAATGATCTGCGCGGCTTCATCAGCCTGATCCTGAGCGACGTTCTGATAGCGAGCCTGAGAAGCCAGAACCTTGATCAGCTTGCTGTCCTTATTTACTTTAATAGCCATTGTACTTCACCTCGATTTCTTTCGCTTAGCCGACGAGGCCGGTAGCCAGCACGCCATACTGCGTACCAACAGTCAGATCGCCAGCGGTAACAACGAATTCCTCACCGACGTGCAGCGGGTGAGCGCGAAGCAGTGCGCCGACCTTGGTAGAATACTTGGTCGCGTCATACTCAGCGGAATCGTTGATGTCAGTCTGGTTATCAACCAGATAATAGAGCTTGGCAAGGCTAACAGCGACCATACGATAAGCCTTCATGCCGTCGTAGATCGTGGTAACTTCCTTGCACAGGAACTTAGAGTTCGTATCGGCTTCCGGCAGCACAAGCTTTGTACCGGTAGCATCCAGAACGACCAGAGTGCCGTTCTCAATTGCAGCCGCAGCGCCGTTGGCATATTCGCCCTCGTAGACGTTGTGGGTCTGCTTGGTCATGTATCCAGCCATGAATATCACCTCATGATGTATTTTGTTTAAGCGCGATCAAGCAGCGAATACTTGCGCGCCGGTTTCTCTTCTTTGTCAAGCAGAGAATATTTCTTCGGTGCAGAGATTGAAGCCATAAATGGATTCATCAGCGGCTCTTCCTCATCAGTAGTGCCGGTAATGTTCTCTGCGACCACCGTTTCGCTTTCATTTTCTTCGGAAAGAATTTCCTCCGCGATAACTGCAGCTGCGTTTTCTGGAATCTCCTTCAGCTCGGCGATTTCCTTGCGCAGCTCGTCAAGTGTATCCTTCAGCTCAGCGATGATGGTTGCCCAGTCAGGCGTTGCTTCGGCGCATGCTTTCTTGCCGGTATCATCTTCGGATTCTTCTTTTTCTTCGTCTTCGGTTTCGCTTTCAGCAACAACCTCGGACTCGGCGACAACTTCTTCGTCATCGTCTTTTTCCTCTTGTTCCGCTTCTTCTGCGATCTGAACAGGAGTGCGCACGGTTGTTTCAACCGTAACATGCTGTACGGCTTCTTCACCGGTGTCGCAGTTGTAGGCACGTACAGTGTCATGCTCAACATGATTTTGTGTCACGACAACAGTTTCAGCGGTTTCCGTTTCGGCAATCTGTGTTTCTGTTTCCTGAGTCTCGGCGACTTCGGTTTCAGCTACAACAGGTGCATCCTGCTCAATAATTTCAGTTTCAGCGTTCATAATGTTCTCATCTGCCATATTCTCATCTCCTTTGCTAAGGCATTCAGCCACAAGCTGTTTGGCAATTGCGGTTTCACAAGCCGGGAAAGTAACTACGCATTCGCCTTCCCAATAGTTTTTTGCATCAGCGTCGATCAACATCGTGCCATCGTCCTCTTTGGAGTACACGCCGCAGTTCAGTTCAAAGCTGAATTTCAGCGCGTTGTCCGTAAAAAGATCGCTGAGCACTTTGCATAGCGCTTTGTTGCGTTTGGGAACGCGCGCATAGCCGAGCAGATGGGCATTATCTCCGTCCACTTCTTTTTCAAAGTGATAGAAGGCGCCAATCTGTGTGCTGTAAAATTCTCCCGTTCTTTTGTTGTACATATGTCCAACAGTCTTGTTGGCGAGCAATCCTCTGATATCCGCGTACAGCGGGTGACAAATATACTTGGACTCGTTCTCAACAATTTCGTCAAGAAAAGCTTCCGTAACCCGAACTCCATTAAGATTTGCCCGGAGATCGAATAACCTGGCAACAAGCGTCAGGTACATGTCTGAGGACTGCAGCTCGGAGATGACAGCAGATGCAACGACCTTTTTCGGGTCATTCTTGATGTGCATATACATTTCTCCTCGGTGCGCCGCTGCATATAAGGGTAGGAGGCAATACATGCGAGCAGGCAAATCTATGAAAAACAGGCTCGCGCCCGATTTCACCAAAAACATAAAGGCGGCCGGCGAAAGAGGGGATAGGCCTCAGTCGCCGAGCCATTCATTCAACCGGTTTACTGTGTCGGTCCTCACATCTTCACATCGGCTTGTTTAACGTCGGGCCGAATAACGACAAGCGATTACTCGCTGTTTATGCCTTTGGCGGCATCTTTAGCCTGTTTGCTGCGTTCTGCGTTGTCAGGATCGCTGTGCCGCTCATCGTTGTCGAGCTTCGGTCTTCCGGCTTTGCTTTCACCGTTGTCGCTGGAGGAATCCTGATTCTGCTCTGCTTGCTGCATTTGCCTCGGCATCATGACTTCATCTGTGCCGTCGCTGGCTTCTGTTTCACGGCGCTCTTTCTCTTTGGAAAGGTTAAAGCCGCTGACTTCCATCAGTGTCCTCGTAGAAACCAAACCTTGCTGCCAAAGCTTTTCGCATGCATCGCGGAACGCCTTGTCACCGTTCATATCCATTGGCACAAAGTGAAACTCTGGAATGTCTTTCAGGTTATTCGTGCGTACAAGACGCAAATCTTCAACGAGCCTCTGGTTGACTTTATTCATAAACTGCTCAAACTCTGTACGTGCAGCGTTGATGCGGCTTGCCGCCGCCTGCATGCTGACCTGAGCAGAGGCAAATGTTGATCCGTCTTCGCTGTTGCCGTTGACGATAATACCTGCAACTCCTCCGGCTGCAAGAATATCAGCATTAACTTGCTCATACAGCGGCCACTGATACAGGTCTGACAGATCAGCCTGAATAATTTGGGCTTTTACCAGATGGTTTGTTACAGCAAGCGGGTTGTTAGCCATAGCCGCAGCGAAAATAGAGCGTACTTCACGCAGCTGTTCTCCGTCCGGCAGCATATCCTGTCCTTTCGTGCTGTCGCCATATGTAACATGCAGGAAGGAACGTGCGCCAAGATTCAGCAGCGACGTCTCATAATTGCTGATTAGTTCCTTTTTTGCCAGCGCAGGTAAAGCCGAGGCGATCCACGGAATTGCGTATCGCGTCCAGCCCTCTTTAGATCCCTGCAGCACATGTACGTTGTTTGGGTCAAGCTGCGCGTACTGAGCGCCGCTCTTGATTGCCTGCGCAATTTCCGGCGGGTATCCTTTGAGCACGCGATCAAGCTCGTCGTCTTTGACGCCGCTTGCTTCCTTTACGGAATATGTGCGCTCACGGAATTCGTTCTGTAAATCCTGCACGTTGAAATCGACAATAGGTGTGCCGTTAAGCATCGTGTTACCGATTTTGCACTTGTGCGGCGGCAGCGTCATGATGTTGCCTTTCCAAATGTACGTATATACGTTGCCATACTTCCAGTATTGAAGGAACATGTCGTCAATCAGCTCTTCGAGCCGCATCTGCCTGTACTGTTCTTCAAAAATGGCGATCGTTTTAGCGTTGTCGCCTGTTAGATGCCACTTTGTAGCAGAGAACGGCACATAAACGCCCTTGATGATGCCGCGTACAATCGGATCTGCGTCACAGTAGTAGTCTGCCAGCTGATACAGCGTATCGATGTTATTCTGCTTATCTCGCAAAATGGAATCGTAATCGACAGTCGCCATATCGCTGCTGTATGTAATATTTGAGTTATCGAATGCTCTCAGGGAGGATTCGGTTTGGTTAGCCGCGCCAATAACGGTTCTTCGCTGCTGCGGTTCCGGCTCTGCGCCAACCGGAGCGGACGTTACGTTGCGCTTATTGCGTCTGAAAAAATTTCGTATACTAAGCTGCGCCATAGCGAAATCCTCCTTTCTTAGAATCTGGTTGCAAACCCTATGCACACAGGGCCGCGTTTGAATTTTTTGATGTTTGCCGCCTCCAGCTCCGCGATATAATCGCAGCCATAGGCGAGAGAAGAGTATCGGTCTTTGTGCATGGAAGCTCGCGGTGTATCGTAAATATAATTACCGCTTGCCGATACTTTGGCAACGATATTGCCCATCTCAAATTGAAGGGCGTCCGTTTCCTGATATATTGCCATTTCTTCCATGCTTAGTGCCTGTGGCTTTTCTGCGTTGCTCAAAAGTGCCTGAATCATTCGGCTGTTTACAGGCAGTTCGAGCGTTTGCTTTTCAAGCATGACGCGCAGATTTGTTGCAATGCGCTGGTTTAGCGTCTGTACAGCGCGAATAGCGTGCAGCACGGGGCGCGCATTGGCGATAACGTTGGTGTCATCATCGTGTACCAGCGGCGGATACTCTTTGCCTGTATTGGGGTCAATCCACGGCTCATCTAAGAACTTGCTGAACGAGTCGCCAAGTCCTCGCGCGTCGTAAATAATGCGCTCAGCATTTGGGAACTGAAGATGGAAGATCTTTCGTATCTCGTTTGCAAGCGTGTCAAGTCCTTTGCCGTGGAATGAGCGCATGTTTACCAGCTTCTTTGAAAAGCTGCCGTCGCTCTTTTCTGTAAACTTAAGTACGGAAATAATAGCATTGTCGGCGCCTTTTGCTTCGCTGGTTGCAATGTCCAGCGAGATGATGTATCTGCTGCGGCTGTTTTTCGGCTGTTCAAGCTCAATCTTTTCCAGCGTCCTGCATCGCTCCGTAAGTTCGTATGGAAATGCGGAGTTGCTCGTTGCGCCAAGAAAGATTGTGCCGTATTCCATCTGAAAAACAGAAGCCGGCATTCTTGCACGTTCTTTTTCAAAATATTCAGCGTCGGTAATGCCGTCGCCAATTGCCGCATGATAATCAAGCGCACACGCAAAAGCGTTTGTGTTGCCCTTGCTCATTTCGCGTGCGACGCGCTTGAAGTCCTCGTAGAACGTATTGTTCTTCTCACATGCGGAAGTAATGGAAATAGACTTTGAGGCAAAGTCCTTGAATTTATAGTTATAAGAAATATCGCGGCGGAAGTTTTTGAGCGGTGAAACGATGGCGTCCAGCGCTTCCTGATCCATCTCAAGCGCCTCGTCGATGATAACGATCTTTGCACGAAGGCCGCGCATGGAATCAAGTGCAAAGCTTTCCATCACGCTGCCGTTCTTGAATGTGCATTTGCCTTTGTCTTTGCTCAGCTGTACCAATGTACGCGCGCCGTTTGAAGCAAGCTCGTTGGCGATATTCTTATTTTGTTCGGCGAGCATTTTCAGCTTGCCAAAAACAAGCGTAGCCTGCGCTGCCGTACCAGAACACACGGCAACAATCGTGCCGGGGTATAGGGTACAAATAGCGAAGGCCGCAAGTGCTATGGTAAATGTTTTGCCGTATCCACGGCTGCAAACAACTTTCACGTCGTCGCCTCGTCCCACCTCGCGTACAATAACGTGCTGCGTAGGGGTGAGGTTAATGGGCGCAAAGGCGTCTTCTATATAAATATCGAGATGATCCCGATAATACTGCATCTGCAGTTCGGCTAAATCAAGATCGGTGATCACGCCGGGCTTGATGATGGCCATGGGCGATCACTTCCTCTTAAATTTTAAATTGAATCGAAGTTCATGGCTGTCGCCAAGTGCCGCAAATGATTGATGACGCGATCTACGTCGTCTTCGGGCCATTTGATCTGGCGCTGCATGGTGTGCCCTGTAGTTTCAAGCTTGTATGTGAGTTCACTAAAGCTCGTAAGTCCACTGGCGTCACCTGCTTTTCGTTTACAGGCAGCAAAATTCGCGCTCTTACTGAGCATGTCGAATTGAGCCAAAGCATCTTTGACGTCTGCATAAGAGCAGCGTCCTGCCGCATAATCATCTTGTGCTTTATCGGCCTGTAGGCTTGCCCGGGCACACTTCTTCGCATAGTCACGAAGATTCTCGTTGTCAAACGTAAAATCTTCTTCGAGGCGCTCGTAGTAGTTTTT